CGGCCGCAGTGAGCGCCAGGCCGACGGTCCTGGTGCCCGCGTTGTACGTGACCGGCGCGGCGGCTGCGACGACGCCGGGGGCGCCGGCCGGGCCCGGTGCGCTGATCGTCACGGTGTTGGTCGTCGCGGCGCTGATCGTCACGGTGTTGGTCGTCGCGTCGACGGTGACGCTGGTCGACGTCGAGGTGATGGTCAGGCTCATCGCACGACCTCCGGTTCGACGATCCACGTGCCGGACGCGCCGCAGATGGCCCCGCCCGCGGTCGTCCACTCGGCTTCGTGGACGTATTGCCCGGCCGGCACGGTCGCGGTCACCGAGCCGGGCAGCGACAGGGTGAAGTCCCCGGCGGTGCCCATGGTCACGTACGTGGCGGTGCCGGCGGTGAGGACGGCCGTGCCGCCGTAGGACTCGCGCAGCGCCCACGACGCACTGGCCAGCGGGACGGCGGACCCGGCAGAGTCGGTGTAGGCGAACGCAATGATCCACGTCTTGCCTTGCGTGGCCTGCACGTCCAGCTGCGGGTTGGAGATGTCCAGAAGGGATGCCACGGTGCCTCCGGTGGTCAGATGACGAAAATGACGATGCCCGAGCCGCCGGCCACGGACGAGCCGGTGTCACCGGCGTCGCCACCCTTGCCGAGGTTGGCCGCCGAGGCCACGGCCGCGTTGCCGTCGCCGCCGCCCTTGCCGCCCTGGGCATAGGTGACGCTGGCGCCGGTGATCGAGTTGGCCAGGCCCGCGCCGCGGGCGCCGGTGTTGGAGCCGGCCCCGCCGGCCCCCCCGCCGCCGCCGCCGGGATTCGTGCCGCCGTTGCCGCCGTTGTTGCCCTGGCCGGAAAGCCCCGCGCCGCCGGTGCCGCCGTTGTCCCCACCGCCTCCACCGGAGCCGCCAGCGCCGCCGGTGGCCAGGCGCGTCTGGGCTCCCACGCCGCCGCCGGCGCCGACGTACGGGCCGAGCTGCGAGGGGCCGCCGTTGTACCCGACCGCGCCCCCCGCGCCGACGGTGACGATGGCGGTGCCGGCCGGGATGTAGGCGTTGGCCATGTAGAGCATGCCGCCGGCGCCGCCGCCGCCGGTCATCTCCGTGGTGCCGTTGCCGGGGCCGCCGCCGCCGCCGACGACAAGGATCTCGGCGGTGCCGGCCGTGGCGATGCTGATCGACCCGCTAGACGACGTGAACTTGTAGATGGTCTTGCCCGGCCGGCTGCTGGTGTCGACGGTGGGGCTGCCGGTGGTGCCGGACACGGTCGCCGTCGGGCTGCTGATGACCAGCCAGTTGGACCCGTCGTAGACGGTCGTGGTGTTGGTGTCCTTGAGGTAGGCGACGCGGCCCTCGCGGTTGTTGCCGCTGAGCGCGGTGTCACGAGCACTGGCCGAGTCGAAGACGAGGACGCCCTGCATGAGGTAGTTGTTGATGTCGCTCGCGGTCAGCGGCGAGCCGTCGGTGAAGTCCTTGAAGCCGGTCATGGCCACGCCTTCCACGTTGATCCGTCGTAGTAGGTCACGGTGCCGCCGCCCACGTAGGCGACCATGCCCTCGGAGACCACGGCCGTGCCCAGCGCGGCATCGCGGGCCGCTGTCCCGGCGAAGACCATGACCTGCTGCTTCATGACGTACTCGTCGATATCGCTCGACGTCAGGTACGAGCCTGCCGCGAAGTCCTTGAAGCCAGCCATCAGTAGCCGAGCACCCCCTCGCCCAAGTTGCTGTATCCGACGATGAACACGTTCATGAGTCGCGCCGAGAGGTTGAACGACACGTAATGGGCAGCCGGGGTCATCTCGTCCTCGATCGACTCGATGCCCACGTCCTGCTCGATGGGGTCGCCGATCCCGTTCGGGGTGAACCGGACGGTGACGAGGTCGCCGATCTCAAGCTGCAGCACCTGGCCCTTCTGGTCGGCCGTCAAGTCGTTGAGCAGGACTCGCAGGCCGCTGATGCGGTCCGTCGGCCGCCCATACAGGCCGACGAGGTAGTCTGCGGCGTCCTGCGCCTGCTCCTGCGTCGACAGCAGCGTCGTGTAGCTCAGGTCGGAGATGCCGTAGTCCGCCAGTGCGGCAGCGTTCGTCGCGGTCGCCGTGCCGCCGACATAGGGCACGGTCGCCGACGTGTAGAGCAGCTCGGTTCCGCTCTCGCGGGTGATGGACTGGTAGGGGATGCCGGTGCCGTCGTCGGCGAAGGTCACGCCGGTGGCGACCTGCAGCGCCGCGCGGTCGCGGAACTGCACCTGCCCGGCGCGGTTGATGAAGATGGCGCCCGACTCGGACGCCTGGATGGTGGCCAGGTAGGCCAGGACGTCCGTGCTGGCGCTGATGGCGTCCGCGCCCAGGGTGGACTGCCCCGCGTCAATCGCCCGGCGCGCAGCGGGCCAGTCGACCAGCGGGTCGTCGAGCACGGCTTCGACACGTGCCCCGCTGAGTTGTGACGTCGCCGTGCCGGCCGTCAGGACGCGGCGGGACAGCAGCGCGAAACCGTCGGCGCACTGCAGGCTCGTGGTTGAGTCCCCGGCAATCTGGTACTCAAGGTCGTAGTCCTCGATCTGGCCGGTGAAGCGGACCTGACCGTCGGTGGTGATGTCGACGCCCTTGCGCGGGAGCATGGACACGCCGTAGGGCGAGACGGCGGTGCCGGCCGCGGGGTCAAACAGCCGCGTACGGTTGTCGAGAACGATCGTGGCCTGGCCGGAGTCGAAGCGGTCGGTGAACTTGCTCCGGCCTCGACGGATGGTAACCGACCGCAGATAGTCGGTGACGTCGGTGAAGACGTCGCCGGCGATGGGCAGCGCGCCGACGACGGCCGTACCGCCCAGCGGGGTCGACCCGACGGTGTAGAAGTCGCCGGATGCGGCCAGGGACAGGTCGAAGGCGATGCGGACTTGGGTGCTCATGCGGACGCGAAGACCTTGCCGCTGCGGCGTTCGTAGGCGCGGATGGACTCCACGACGGTGCGGCCGATGGCTGCCGGGTCGCCGACGCCGGCCTGCACGGAGATGCTGTAGGTGGAGCCCGCGCCGGATCCGCCCAGGGCGTTGTTGGGCACGATCGTCCCGTTGACGTTGGGCACGAAGACCTCCGGTCCGCGCTCGCCGACGAGGAACGCCGACCCCGCGGACACCGGGCCGCCGGTGGCGCGGCCGGGCAGGTCGTCGCTGGCGTAGTGAACGCGGACGGTGATGTCGGTGCTGAGGTGGCGGGATACCCACTTCTGGAAGTCCTCGGCGGCGGCCGCGATCGTCTTCTTAGCCGCCGCGATCATCCCGGTGGCCGACTCGCCGCCGACGGTGGCGAACGCGGTGGCCATGGGGATGCCCAGGGCGTTCTGGGTGTAGGTGGCCAGGTGCTCGTAGTTCCACGTCAGCGTCTCAAGCAGGGCGCTGTTCTTCGGGTCGGCCAGGAAATTGGCGAACGCGATGCCCTGCTCCGGCGCCATCGTCAGGAGCTGCTGCTGCACGGCTTCGGGGATCTTCCCGGTGAGCTGGGCGACGGCGGTGACGAGGTTGGACTGGCCTTCGATGCCGCCGAAGAGGGCGTTGACCCACTGCTCGGGCGTCATCGCGGTGCCGTCGGGGTTGGTCGACGACATGTCGATATTGCCCATGACAGTGTCGGCGACGGACTTGGCGTAGTCCTGCAGCGCCTGCTTGGCCTCGATGATCTTGCTGGCCTGCGCGTCGACGATGTCGTTGAAGATGTCGCGCTGCTTGGCGAAGGCGTCGGCGGTCTCCTTGGTGAGCTTGGCCGACTCACCGCGCATGGTGATCGTCAGGCCTTCCATGCCTGTGGTGATCTGCGCGGCCAGCTGAGGCCAGCCGACGACCATGCCGGCCTTCAGGCCGTCCATGAGGTTGGTGCCTATTTCGGCCCACACCTTGGACGGGGACTGGATCTGCGCGGCCTTGCGCGCGGCGTACGAGGCGGCGTCAACGGTCGAGGCGGCCTGCGCGGTCACGGTGGGCGTGCCCTGGCTGATGCCGATGGTCACGCCGTCGGTCAGTGCCTTGCCGACCGCCATGCCGGCGTACCGCATGGCGCTGGCCGCCTGCCCGCGGGTCAGGCCGGACGAGATGAGCTGCATCTGCTTGTTCCACAGCCCGACGCCGCCGAGGAACTTGTCGACGTCGGCGGCCTTGAAACCGGAGTCGATCAGGGACTGCCGCAACTTGGCGGCCTCGCCGGCCTGCCGCTCGATCCGCTGCGTGACGGTCTTGTCGTACCTGTTTCCCCAGTCCTCGACGGCGGTGATGAGGTCGGAGGCGTAGCCGCGGATGGCGTCGCGGTTCTTCAGGCCCGCAAGGGTGTTGTCTGACAGGGACTTGTTGACGCCGTCGAACTTGCTGCGCAGCTCGATCAGGTCCGCCTTCCACTTGTCCATGGAGCCGGACTGCGACAGCGCCTGCTGCCACGCCTTGAGCGCGTCGGTCGCGTGGACGATGGAGTCGCGTGCCTTGATCGCCGCCTGCTCGGCCTTGCTCAGCTGGTCGGCGAGCCGGGCCTCGGCCTCAGCGGCGGCAGCCGCTTTGGGTGCTCGGTCGGCCTCGGCGGCGGCAACAGCACCATAAGCGGCCCCCCAGGCGTTCAGGGCTGCGGTGTTCTTCTCTGTTTCCGCGGCGGCATTCTGAGCCTCTGACCCGAAGAAGCCAATGGTGGCCGCAAGGCCGATCAGCATCGGATCGAGCTTGGCGATGCTTACGACGAAATTCTCGCCGTGCTGCCCCCACAGGTCCGTCTTTTCGCGGCCCTGGTCCAACAGTGGGATCAGTTCGGCAATACGCGCGGCCCAGATGCCCATGCCCGTGACGACGTCGGCCGTGGCATCCCCGAGTTTGCTGATGAGGCCGACCATGTCGCCGGTATTGCCGAACGCCTTGGAGATGCCGTCAAGGGCGCCCATCAGCGCATACCCGATGGTTTCCTTCGCCTCATCGGCTGCTACCTGGATGCGCTGCAGCTTGCCGCCGTAGGTGTCGGCGGCAGCCGCGGCCTGCCCGCCAAACTTCTTGCTCAGGACGTCGACGACGGCGCTGAAGTTCTTGGTCTTGACGACGTTGGCCTCAAGCGGAACACCAAGCCGGGTCAACGCGGAGAACTGCCCGTTTGCAGCCTTGCCGAGCGCGGTTGCCACGCTGGTCGCGTCCTTGCCCGTCGCCACGGAAATATCCAAGGCAAGGCTGAGCAGCTTCTGCGACTTGGCGGCATCGCCGGTCGCGGTGACCAGGCGCTGCATCGCCGGGCGCAGCTCGTCGTCGGCGACCCCGGTGGCCAAGGACAGTTTCTTGATGAACTCCTCGACGCTGGACTTCTGTGCGGACAGGCCGACGTTGTCCATGGCCTTGGCCAGGGACACCATCGACTTCTCGTCCGCGATGGCGGCCTGCATCGACGACTGCAGGAAGTCCAAGACGCCCGTGGCGATGCTGCCAATGGCGAAGGCGCCGCCGAGGGCAGCGCCCATGCCAGTGAACGACTTGGTCAGGTTGCCGCTGAAGCCGGTCGCCTGCTTCTCGAAGAAGCTGATGTCCTGCGTGGCTTTCTTGACGCCGGTGCCGTCCCAGTCGCCATAGATGTGTACGCGCGCGCCGGAGGTTGCCATCAGACAAGACCTGCCTCTCTGGCTGCTTTCACGATCCGCTGGGCGATCTGCTCGCGCAGCTCAGGGCTCATCACCGAGTAGTACGCCGGGAACAGCGACCGCGGCTGCCGCTTGGGGTAACGGGCGTTGATGGCGTCGACGAACGCTTCGCCGCGTCGGTTGCGGACGCGGCTGTAGTCGCCGACGACCTCCCAGATGGCGCCGCCGGGATTGCCCTGCACGACGTCCCAACTGACGCCACGGCTGACGCCGCGCTTGCGGTAGTTGGACTTCCGCAGCTTGATCGACGACGCCACGGCGCTGGCGTCGAAGCCGAGGTCGCGGCCCGTCTTGCTGTCGGTCCACGTGCCCCAGTTGGTCAGGGCCCCGCCGCCGGGAACGATGTAGCTGGCGTTCGTAGCGACCTCGCCGCCGGCCTTGCGGATCGTCTTCTCGATCTCCCGCATGGCGGCCTTGTCCATCTCCTTCAGGGCGTCGTAGACCTGGCGCAGGCCGGTGACCTCGATCTTCCAGCCACCGACACCGGCCATGCCTCACCCCTTCGCGCGACGGGCCTTGGCGATCTCATAGGACCGCCACTTGAGATACCGCAGCATCGTCATCTGCATGCGCGGCGATTCGGACAGCACCTGACTGGGGCTCAGGTGGAACTCGTAAGCCAAATGGGCTACGACCCAGTGGGTGCTGGACTCTCCAAAGGGACGACCTCCTCGACCTTCGGCTGGCCGAAGACGGGGCTGGATGCCACGAACTGCTCAAACGTCTGGTCGGTCAGCCCCTGCCGGTGCATGGCGTGCCAGACGATGAAGCAGTAGAACTTATAGCGGCCGTTCGACAGGTCCAGCAGCGCGGACCTGTCGAAGGTGTCCTCGTACGCCTCGTAGTCCAGCCCGCTGGAGGTGACCTCCAGCGGGCCGGACGGACGCTCGATGACGAGGGTGATGGGGTTCAGCATCGCAGGATCTCCTCGCAGGTGGGGGTGGGTTACGCCGTGGCGCGCGTGACGGCGCCGGAGACCGGCCAGGACAGCTCCTTGACCGCGATGTCGCCCACCTGGCCGCCGACGGGCAGCGAGTTGATGAGCGCGGTGCAGGAGTAGGACGGGTTCGTCGCGGACACTGCCGTGCCGTTGGGCGTGATGACCAGCGTCCCGATCGTGTTGAGCAGCGGCCACAGGGTCGCGTCGAGCGCGCCCGCGCCGAAGTCGTCGAAGATCGACATGGAGACGTTCGCGGCCTTCAGCCCGCCGACGCGCGTGCGCCAGCCGGACGACGAGTACGAGGTGGTCTCGATGTCGTCGCCTTCGACGGTCAGCTCGACCTTGGACAGGCCGGACAGCTGCGAGCCGTTCAGGCTCACCGTCATGTTGGTGAGAACGAGGTTTGCCATAGCGGCTTTCCTTCCTAGCGGTTGGCGATGATGAAGACGGACCAGGTGGCCGTCAGGTAGACCTGGCCGTCCTCGAACACCTGCGGCGAGACGCCGAGGCAGTCGGTGACGCGCAGATCGAGTGCCGCCGAGCCGAGCGTGCGATCGGACTCGATGGCGGCCTTGATGGATTGCTCCCCTGTCGCAGCGCAGTAGGAGTCCAGCAAGTTCTGGGCGACGCGGGTGACGTCGCGGTTGACGAACACACGGATGGTGAAGGTGTACTCGTCGACGCCGTGGACGTTGGCGCCCATCGTCTGGTCGTACTTGATGGTTGGCGGCGCGATGACGACGTGCGGCGGGTTGATGCTGTCCGGCAGCCAGGACGACACGCGCAGGCCGCGGATCGTCGCGAGGTTGGCGGCCAGGCCGTCGCGGATGTCCCCGATCGAACTCATGCGGTGCGCTCGCGGACGTACGGCTGCACGAGCATGGCCACGTCGGGGTCCAGGCCGCGGGAGACGCGCATGACGCCGAGGTCGCCGAAGCCGGCAACGCCCAAGGGGCTGTCCAGGCGCTTGTAGATGCGGGCGCCCTGGATGACGGCGGCCTGCGTGATCGCCGGCGGCACGGCGGGCCAGCCGAACGTGCCGATGACCTGCACGGAGGCCTTCATGGGGGTCTCCATGAAGTAGAAGTTCCAGTCGCCGATGCCCCACAGGTAGCCGCCGACCGCGCGGATGCGGGTCGCGGGCCAGTCCATGCCGTCCATGCGCGCGTTCAGCGGCTCAAGCTGGTAGTCCGCGGTGCTGATGGTGACGTTGTACGTGCCCGAGAGGTTGGTGGACAGGTTCACGGTCACCGGGTCGGTCTGCACGAGGTCGTCGATCTGGCAGATGAACGGGGATTCGGGAGCGTACACGCGGGTGCCGAAGGTCTGCCCGAAGGTGCGCTGGCAGTAGCCGTCGATCAGGTTGGACGCGGCGGACCCGGCCATGGACACCAGGGCGTCGTCGACGGCGTCGGCGATGCGCAGCGCCTGCTTGATCTGCGCGGTGCTCGCGTACAGCGTCATGGGTCCTCCTAGATGGCGGCGAGCACGTCGAGGGCGTCGTAGGCCAGGGCGTGGCCGTGGCTGAGAGTGTGCGGGTCGGTGTCCCGCAGCCGGCTGGTGGTGGAGCGGGCCTGGCCGGGCAGGTCGTCGCCGCCGAGCCAGACCAGCGGCTGCGGGGTGTGCCGGTGCCGGTGCGGCTCGCGGACGACCAGGCCGTAGTTCATGAGCACGATCGGGCCGACGCCGTGGTGCATGGCCTCCGGCGGCAGCATGCGCAGCAGCCGGTAGGTGCGGGGCAGGGTGTCGGTGCGGTGCAGCGCCGTGACGGGGCTGACGGACAGCCGCCCGGCGCGGACGGCGTCCTGCAGCTCCACGATGGCGGCCTCGATGAGCGCGGGGTCGACGTCGACGCCGACGACCTGGTGATCGGCACACCGGACTTCAGCCAGCTCAACGCCGACTCCTGCGAACTGCGCTACGGCCCGCCCGACGGCTTCACCTACTGGCGCCAGCAGGTCTTCCGGGACGGGCTGCCGTGGCGCTACGGCGGCGTCGTGCATGAATTATCATGTGCGACCAGCCGTTCCAGATTCAGCGGCTGACCGGCGACTACCACCTGGAGTCCCGCCGGCTCGGCGGACGCAACCTCGATCCGGAGAAGTACGCCCGCGACCGCGACCTGCTGCTGGTGGAGGTCGAGCGCGATCCCGAGGACTCGCGCTCGGTGTTCTATCTCGCGCAGAGCTATTTCGACCTCGGCGACTTCGCCAACGCACGCCGTTGGTATCAGCGCCGCGCCGAGATGGGCGGCTGGGAGGAAGAGGTCTACTACTCACTGCTGCGGGTGGGCGAGTCGATGCTCCGCCTCGAGGAGCCGTGGCCGATGGTGCAGGACGCGTTCCTGCGCGCGTGGGAGGCACGGCCGACCCGCGCCG